ACTTGAGTAAGGTGGTTGTATTTCCAACGGCGGGCAGAAGCCAGTTCCAGATACTCTTCATCCCACCACAATGGCTTGCTAACGTACCCCTGCAAACACCATGGTTCAAGATGTGGGTATGGCGTATTGTACAAATTGGTGTACAGTTGCTGCCAACATCCTGCTGATTGTGCAGTAGATACCAAGCTAGGCGGGTCGGTGATATCGCTGTTGATATAGTTCCACGTGAACGCGTTTGTCGCGTTGTAGTTCGTGTTAACCATCGGATTAGCGATGTTCATCATTGTAACATACGACGAGAATCGATCTTGATACAGCTTGTCGTACGTTTGTTGGTCAGCAGCAGTAGTGGTCAGTGAACTGTAATCAAACACTAGACTGTTAAACACTGGAGTAACGTCGAACAGCTGTTGCTCGATTTCCATCACAACATTAGCCAGCAATTCCTTGAAATCGATGGTGACCCACAATGGGGAGATATCCTTGCTGCCCGGAACTGTCTTGGCAACCCAAGACGATCCAACCTTTTGATACACAGTATCCGTTACCTTGTTGTAGTACATTGTACCGTCTGGTAGGATGCCGTTAACGTCAGTTAGAGGTGGAGCAGCATCGACCACAGCATAGCACTGCAGACGATACAGTTCACGAACGCCAGAACCAACACGATACCAATACACACCAGGAACTAAGGCGTCGTGGTGATCAGCAACTGATGGCGAGAATTCATTCACCATATCATCGATAGTCGCAGGGGCGGCGACATTACTGATTTTACCGCGTTTACCGAGTTCCGTACGAGGATCTGCAGTGCCGACAATCAAACGGGAAATGTGATCTTGCTCGGCCGCGGAGAAATTGATAGTCGAACGGTGACCATCGTGGTGCTTAACCTCAATGATGTTACCACTGTGTAGCACATACGGTTGTACTTTGTTGCTCAATCCGAACATTGGAGCCGTAGCGATCCAATTCTTGACGCCAGTGTTGGTGTTTGCGTCATATGCACTGGTATCACTGTACACTTGAGTCATGAACTCATTGGCTTGATAATGTTTGATAATGCGTTGTGTTACATAATCATCAAACATAGTTGCAGATGCTGCGTCATGTGACGTTAGCGCATCAACCACGTGCTTGATGAAGATGTCGCTAACAAATTGCAGGCTGGATGCGTACTCTGTTTGAGCGAACTCCATGATACCAACTGGTGTGGCACTGGTTACATTCACTGCCGAAATCAGCGTATCGAAACCATCATTATGCTCTTTGATGGTACCGCCTAGCCCGTAGTTGTAGCTATCGTGGGTTAGAATGAACCGGCCACCATTCAAGAACCCTGGTAGAGATGCTTGTTTTTGGATAATCGTGGAAAAGTGGGTAACCAAGTCAGATAGGCGAACAGTGCTGTAGTTGCGGTGCTCAGCATTGTACATCCACTGATCTGGCAACTGCCAACTTCCGTGTGGGCTACCTACTGGTACAGGCGAGCGGGTTGCATCCACGTATTCCGGAACGAACTTTTCCTGATTGACGCCACACTTCCAGATTGTGTTCAACGATGGGTCGCCACCGATTGACGGGGTAGCGAAATTCTCCCATGCGCCAGCAACAATATTGCGAGCATATACAGTATTGCTAACAGGATTATACCAAATAGCTAGTTCTTGATTGTTGGATTGTGTTGGTTCAGTTGCACTAACAACGACTGTGCGAGATAGAGTAGCGTCGCCCGCTCCCGGCATCAATATTGTGCTGGTCCATGCAGTACCGTCCCATCCCTTTACTTGATTGGTGTGAGGATTGTACCACCATTGTTGTGGTATCGTACCATCAGCGGTGGTGATTGTCGATACATTACGGTAGCCATACAGTAGGCCGTTTTCTACGTCCTGTAGAGATTGTTCGAAAGAGAATTCCTTACCATCATCACTTGAAATGATACGACGTTGGATACTGGTGTTGATCTCATAATCCGAACTTTCGGCGTAGCCGAAGATGTTGGTTGCTTTGACGACGTCACCGGTGATGATGTTATACACATTGAACATTGGGTACTGGTTGACCGTGGTCTTGATTTGTTCAACACGACGATACTGAACCAGTGATTGATACACAGGTTGCTGGCCGGCAGCTACTGCGAGCACGAACGCATCTTCATCTTCGATGGTACGTACAGGAATGCTCGTATGTCCGTTGTCCGACTGAGCAGCAGGACCCACTTCAATACGGACAACGTCATTGTGACGGAGTGGTTCAAGGAACGTAATACCGGTGACGTATTCAACTTCTTGTGTATCCCAAACTGAATAACCTACCACACACATCGGAGGAGCAGTTGTTGTAGTCGTTTCGGTGTACGTACCATATTGACGAATACCATTTACGTATACACGAATTGTGCTATCACCTGGAGAAACAAACTGACGAGCCGCGGTAGGGGAGTAGTGGAATTGTGATAGCAGGTCAACAGTGGTCACATTGCTGCTTTGTACGGTCAGTTCTTGGTACGTAGACCCAACAATCATCACGCCTTGTGGTACAGCAGTTGGCGATGGCGTTGTAGCCATCGCCTCACGGCGCAAGAATAGGCTTACGCTCTGTGGTGCACATGGAGTGGATACCATTGCAGTTTCATCCAGTACCCAATGGGCATGATATCCGCGCCAAACATCACCCAATGATGTTTGTTGTGGTACGATGCGGGTATTGCTAGCTCCACCACCAACAATTGGTGATAGGTACGACGATTCCACGATTTCGACAACAGTGATCATGTATTGACCTTGGACAGACGCAGGATCCGTTGTGCGTGGTTCGCGGTAGTCTGATTGCGCTACAGTGTATACGTCCGACAGTATGTCATCATCCATGATCCGGAACTGATATCCAGGGACGAAGGTTGTAGTGTAGTCGATGTTGCAATCAACAACTGATGACCGGTTGAACAGGTACACAAACCACTTGTTGTTTACGTACGTTGTCGCGAAACCAAAGATTGGTTCCAATTCAAAACGGTGCGGGACAGCGCCAGTTGCTGTAAATTCTTGGCCTAACTCAGTGCGGTACTTCCATGCATACGTGTCCTTAACCCACTCGTTCATTTCAACGTTTGAGCTGTATTCCAGGATCGGCATGGTAGCACGCTTGATACCAGTGAACGACTGGACTTCAGACTTATGGATCCATTCGTTTTGTTCGGCCCATTGCGTCATGGTTTGCGCATCACAACCCAGCGACATATCCCAACGGGTGTTGCCTTCCGTTTGGCTCAGAATCGTAGAAAAGCTCTTAACAACGACGTTCCAATTATCGTTGGTTGCGTTGCGTTGTTTGAGCATGTCGGTCGATACATCATACCAAATATCCCAAGCCACTGGTGCGGCAGTAGGAGTACCAGTTAGGTTCGTGTGACAATTTGTGGCGTTGTTTGCAGCAATCCAAGCAGCTTCAGTTGGGTGCGAGATACACGCGATCAATGATGCATTCCAGACAACATTACCAATTTGGTTGTCGTCCCATGGTGACATATCCCAACCAGTATCTTGGTTACAGATACAGTTTGCTTCAGATTGGTATACCGTTGCCAGTTCTTCAAGGGAGATGTCGACAGTGATAGCAGCGGATGTGATTACCCACGTCGTACCGTTCCACGTTTTGATTGTGTTGAATGATGTGTCGAACCACCAATTGCCAACCTCAGGGGATGTTGGGGCAGTTGATTGAGCTGGAATGATAGGCTCAACGACAGTAATTGTTGTTGTATTAGTATCCGAATCGAATGTTGATACGTCGACCGTCCAGAAACGATCATTCAGATTGTCGTTGGTGCTGTGCTTCGTTGAAAATACAAACCCAGCCACAAACAGATCGTCATTTTTGAACTGTACTTTGAATGCGTTGTTGATGAAATCAATACCAGTTACCGAAAAAATGCTGCCACGTTGGCGCATGATGTTGCGGTATGCATTGATCTTGCTTAGCGATTTGTTGCAACGATTTTCAACGGTGAGGTACTGAGGAGCAGCCTTTGCATTAGCTGGTGCCCAGAAGTAGTCCGAATAGTTGACCAACATATCCAGATTGATAGGCGGAACCCAGTTGAATTGGAGAGTGTCGCCCCATTTGTTAAAGCGATCCATATCTACACCCATCAACTCCAGTTGTTGTTGGAATGCAGCAAATGATAGTGAGCTCTCAACCGTACCAACTTGAGTGTACATTGTTGGTGCTAGTTGATACGCTTGACGATGTGGGGTTTCTTCAACAATCTGACGGTTGCGAAGAGCTTGTGGGTTGCCTTCACCAATAAACCCAGCCACGCGGTGGGTATCATCTTTGGTAAGCAGACGATTAAATGCGTTCTGGAAAACGTCTTGGTTTACTTCAGAACGGTATACCTCTGGAAGGTACTGGGTGATATCAATCTGTGGCTTTTTGTGGTCAGAAAACTTGGACACTGGTGTTCCCTCTTATCGTGTATTGTAGCAATATTTATAAGAGGGAACACCAGTGAAAAACTAACGCATTTTACGCGACTCGTTGAATCAATGTGCTAATGTAAGTAGTCTCGCCGTTGGACAGAGATCCTCCGATTGGTCCACGACTCTTCCACGTACCAGACAGAATTGTGTTAGCGGCAGAAAATACCACAGCTCCAAATATTCCAACTCCAGTTACGACGTTCACCGCCGATAATGTCACGGTTGCATCGTACGCAATAACATTACTGGCGGCGACCACAACGTAGCTACCGACAGCATTCGAAGCAACACTAACACTGCCCGTTGCACCTGTGGCACCCGTTGCACCTGTGGCACCCGTTGCACCTGTGGCACCCGTTGCACCTGTGGCACCCGCCGGGCCAGTAGCCCCTTTAATATTACCCTGTTGCGTCCAAGCCCCCGCTGCTTTTTGGTAAATATTGTAATTAGATGTGTTGATGTACCAGTCACCATCACCACCTAGGTTTGTGGATGGTGCTGTAGTTCCAGCCAACCACTGAGATGATGCTGCGGATGATCCACCACCTGCGCTTGGGGTGAAACCAAGCGCATTAGCAATATCCGAAGAGGTTAGTGTGACTGCACCAGAGCGGCCATTCACTGACGTTACACCCGATTGAGCGAGTGCTGTTGTTAGGTTTTCTTTGATCGACGAGAAGTTTGCATCAACTTCAGATGCAGTCAATGGGGAACCTTTTGTTGATCGTAGCGTGATATTAATTGCCATCGTGATGTCCTTAGAATGTGTGTAGTATTTAGTTAATCGTTGCTGTAATCGATGTGCCAGCAGTCTCACCGTACGGTGAGATTTCCACAGATGCTGGGAGTGCATCAATTACATATGGCCACGTGTATGTGCGACCTGATGGGCTCCATCCACCAATACCCACACCGTACGCAACACCAACACCAGAATTACCTGTAACGTTGGTTGGAACAATGGTTACTGCCGGTCCTGGGGAAGTTGCTCCATCTGTACCACTAAATGTAACGATTAGGTTCACAGTATCACCAATATTACCCGTTGATGGTGAGAACACAACAGACTCCAACACTGGCGTATACACCGGAGCTGGAACTGCTGCAGTGATTTGTGTCGTTGCACGTTGGTTGCTGTTTGTGTACGCGTATGTGTTGTCAAATGTCATCGTTACGGTGTACTGTGTTGACGCGGTCAGGCCAGTTACGTTCACTGTTCCCATCAGATTAACATTGCTATAAGCTGTTAGTGTGATATCGTATGTTCCTACCACGATACCAGTAGCAACTTCTTGAACAACAGTATGTACGATTGAGTTACCAGGAGCGTCGTATACCTGGATATCAAATCCGGTCGTTGTTACACTACCTGACGGAATGCTGATTTGTGCGGTATAAACGGTTGGCGTAGAACCACCGGTTGATCCACCAGTAGAACCGCCGGTTGATCCACCAGTAATACTACACGTAGTCGTGTACGAGCTGGATACGTATTCGCTTTCTACGTAACAATCACCCTGGTCAACAATAGTACCACCGGAGTATCCACCGGACCCTGACGATGTTGTGTTCACTACTGAAATCACCGTTTGATTGATGGTCTGTGCCATGTTCAGATTAGTGGTGTTCAGCGAAGTGACCATCTCGATTTGTTCTGCGTCGATGTCAGCCATGAATATTTCATCTTCACTGGCAAATATCTGATACAAACTACCAAACAGATTGGTGCGAACAGTAGGCACCAACACAATCGAGCTAATGTCGTTTTGTAGTGCTTTGTGAATTGCTGCAGACAATTCAGAGAAGTAGAATGTCTCGCCAAATTCCCATGTAGTGATATCGAAGAAGTTACGAACAGCAGCCACAATTGCAGTCTTGATTTGGTTATCCGTCAGTGTTGTGTTCTGTGACTTGATAACCTTGAAAGTTGCTTGCAATTGTGGTAGGGCACGAGGACCAAACAATAGCTTGATCTTACCTGGGTGCAGTACAATGGTGTCCGAGATCATCTTGTTATCCAACAGATAGTTGTACGATGTACGAAGATCCAATGGAGTTGGTTCGGTTGGTTTGGAGATTGTGTTATCTTCCAGCCAACGCTTCACGGATAGGTAGTACCCCTTCGGGATGATAACCATATCAATGATGTTAGATGGTGCTGGATCAACCAAGTGATATCTTGGTGAGCGATGCAGCCACGCAAAGTTCAGACCGGTGCGGCCTTCGAATCGGCGCCATAGACCTGTTGCAACCAAGCTATCTTGCGCAAATGAGTAGATGTTAGTTGCCGTAGACGGCATATCGACCCATTCCGCATCCGAACTGCTGCGTTGCTGATACACATATTCGTTGATCATGATTGTCAGCGTCTTGTTAGGCTGACTGGTCAAATCTGTGCCCTTGCTATACAGGTACAGCTTGTTGGATACGGTTACCCCAACTTCTTCAGACCATGCTGATGAAACCAGTAGGTTGCCATCATTATCCAGCACACGAACATCACCAGCCCCAACCCAGTAATATACAGGCAGAGTGATAATAACACCTGCCGCTGGTAGTGTTGCTGGCAATGATGTCAAATCATATGAGTACTTCGGCTTGATAATGCCAGCAAGACCGATTTGATTCAGTGCATCAACGTTCAGTCCTGGTGGATATCCAGTATTATCTTCATCGACTGGCATGATAGACAGTCGGTTTTGGTCTGGTAGCCCAATTTCCGGGCCTGATGAAATGGTGGACTGTCCAGCAACATAGTACTTCCAATTCTGGGTCAATACACCAGAACGGTTGTTGTTGATGTTAGCTTGTAGGATTGTGACTTCATCGTAATCGGAATTTAGAGTATCATAATTGATAACACGAGACGATGAGCTTGTGTTCCAGAATGTAGTCGTTGGACTACTGAACATCAGTCGCTTAGCTGTGCGGATAACATCATATCGTGTTTCAAAAATGTTAACTTGACGAATCATGATCAGTGGCGTTGTGATGAACGCCAACGGCCAACCATACCCAGTGCCTAGATTAGCATCACTAAGTTCTTCGGCAGGGTTAGCAGAAGTTTTGATCGAATACCAACGATAGTTCTTGATATTGTAGTACATCTCAACGTCAGTTGGTGTTGGTGGTGGTGTCAGAGCGGTTACCAACCCATCCTTTTCTTCTGTTGTGAAGATACGACGATAGTTGTTGATCGGCACATTGGAGCCGATGATCTGAACAAACAAATCTGTGGATGACAACAGTGGCTCGATATATGTTGTGATCAGTGTATTAACATCAACGACGCCAGTACGAACAGAATCCTGCAATTCTTCAAAATAAAGGTTGCCATCGTCACCAAACAACTTAACATCTTCGTATGTTCCTGATGGATCATGCCAAGTGATGTAACGCGAATCACCAGCAAATGTGCGATTCAGTGCGCGCAGTTTCAGAATAGACGGATCCTGCAGCATGAACACATTGTAGTCTTCACCATTGACCATACGGTCCTGTGAGTAATACACTGCTGGAGCGTTTGCCCGAACGTGCTCGATATCTTCAGCGGCTGATGCGTTTTGCAACGAGTTAATCAGTGAGTACTCAAACGTAAACGTCTGTGTACGACCGTACGTATCAACGTAAGTGAATGACGACTTCGTGTTAACGACAGATGCTTGTGGCACAACAATGTCTTGATCCAATGATGTGCGGACCCATACATCAAATGTACCTTGAGGAATATCGGCAAATTCACCATCACCGAACAGAATTCGAACACCGTTGTTCGTCAACGTTTCAAGTTCGTATTTGTTTCGCTTTGGGTTTGTGTTGAAAATAACGTTTTGAGCATGTGCAAGGTCTACCTCAACCCACTCACCGGACTTACCAGCAAGCGTTTCAGCACGATACGGCAACGATGATTCTACATCGACTGTGTATCCAGTTGTTGCATCGACGTTGTTGACCCAAACGTCGATGTCGTTAACGTTTGTAGCATTTACATCAAATGACTGGTTTGGAGTAATGCCGTCGAATGTCGTACGGAAACGTTGCAGCGTACCTTGCTTTGTGAAGCAGAAGAATCCCGTGGTGTCTGATGCATCGCCTAGACCATCTTGACCGTACATCCACGTGAAGTTTGAATTGTTTGCAGGGCGGCGCTCCACAATACCTTCCGTGCTGTTGTATGCTACAGGCACTAGTTCCATTGGTACAGATTGACCATTTACGGTAGCGGTATACGCGAATACACCGGTTGATTGTGGCACCATACCAACTGCATACATTTCAAACAACACATCCTGAATCTGGAACCGGTCTGTTGGGCTAACTGTACCAAACTCTTGTTCCAGCACACGGTTCATTACCAGAATGAACTGATCCTTCCAGTTAACATTTGACGTATCATTCCAACGAATTGTGCGATTTGCAAGGTCAATACCATTTGCATCGGTTACTGATTCAGTGGTGCTAACTGAGGTGACCTTAACCAACCCTCGAGCAGGTAGAGGGCGGGATGGTGTGTATGAAATAAACTTAGCCAATCGTAGGATCGAATCCTTGCGTTGAGCTGTGGAAATGAAGTTCTCATGGGCATTTGCGTCAATACGGTAAGCGAGCAGTTCAGCGACGTATGAGAATACCTCGATAATCGCGATGAATTCACTCGATTCGATGAAGTCGTTGAATGTTTCTGGAAAATACAACTTAATGTAATCCAGGATGCTTTGTTTGATTGTGTTGAAATCAAACGCAGCAAAGTTGATGTTTTGAAACGCCGTATATACGCGTTCCCAGCTTTCAGCGCGGGCGACTAATCTGCTCATTATGAACCTTCAAAAGTAATGTTGATGTCTAGCGACCCCTGCATGTTTAGTTCGACATACAGAAGTTTCGCACTTGCGATCACGGTGTTGCTGTCGTACACTGGCACGATTGTTAGCGCTAGCAGTTCAACTCGAGGGTCGAATTCAAAAACTGCACGCAAATCTTCCTCCAGTATACCCAACGTAATACCATCCATGGGTTCGAAAGCAAGGTCGGGAATTCGTGTACCAAAGTTGGGCATCATCACACGGTCGCCCTTGCGGGTGAAAATATGGTTGAGCAAATCCAGCTTAACCAACTCTACGTCGGTTACGCTGAATGTTTTGTTGTTCTGATACTCATAAGATGAGTATCCACGATATAAACCTTTTGCCATGTGATATTTGTCCTTGGATCTGCTTATTTATTGCACAGGTCCCATCTACTTAACGGCGCCAATACATACCACGAACAATCTTACGACCACGCTCTGTTCTATTGACATCCTTGCTGGTGTAGTCATGTTCAGGAGCATGTGACGTATCGTCTTTCGTCATCGTACGAGCCCATGGTTCATGGTCAGGCACGCGGTTTGTCCAGAACGCTGGTTTTTCAGCAGCTGGATTGGCAGCGGCTGCGCTTGGACCATTCAAATGTATTTGAGCACCCGTCTCGACAATGTTGCCACTAGCCAACAGATTCATTTGAGCACCGGATGTTAGTTTCATGTCTGATCCACTCTTTGCATTGAACTCGGCACCTGCCTGGATATACGTTGTTGCATCTGAGTGCATGCGTAGGTTCGCCGACGTTTTCACGTGGATATCAGCGACTGCCTGCATGCGAATCTCATCCCCCGAATACATGTGGATTCCTTTTTTTGCATGCATTCTGATTGTTTCATCTGACGTGAAGTTGATGTCCTTGTTAGCTCTGACATTCACTTTGTTGGTTGTGAATATATCAATGTTGCCATCTTGGTCCATTTCAATCCAATTGTTACCTTTGGCAGTAGCTATGTAAATTCGCTCATTGGTATCATCAAGTATCACTTGATGACCCGCCGTTGTGCGGAAACGCATTCTACAATTTTCTTGACGATCATCCATCGACATCGCATGGAATCCTGGTGATGTAATGGAATATACCATGGAGTCGTAGTTTCGGGCTTGGCTAGTCTCATTAGCTGGGCTGATTCGACTAGTTTGGTATCCTTGGTTGCTCGTCCAATCATCATATGCAAAGTGGTCATCATCACCCACTTTGCTGTACGTATGGTCCAGATGTGACACATTCACTGCAGCAACGGTGTGATCCGCTGCTCGAGATCGCCACTCATAGTTTGGTTCATCCTTGTTACCAAACGCCTGCTTCATGTTGTCATGCAGCGGGTTGATTGTTTTTTCGCGCGATGTGTATGGACCAAATGGGCGGCCTGTCCCACCCTTCTTCTCTAGTTCTGGGTGGTCGTCATACATGAACCGGCCATGTGGAAGAGTGTGTGGGGTAAATTGGTCGAATATACAACCTAGGTATACTCGGTGGTTAGGATCGCCATCAATGCACATCATTAGTACTTGAGCGCCTACCTTTGGGATGGCCCACATTCCATATCCGATGCCACCTTCAGACGGCTGAATACCAGGGCCGCGGGTACCAATGGATACTTGCCCACCAAATGGTGTGCAGTACAATGCCCATGGCACATTCTCGATGTCTGTATCGAATGAGTCGCCCCATTGGTTACAAACAACACGAACACGACCCATCTGCTGTGGGTCATTTGTATCGACAACCACACCAATCGTCATCGTGTCGATTGTGTCTTTCATTTCTGCACCTTGTGCAAAAATATCAAGTTGTTTTGTGAATAATGGCATGTGCTAATTCCTATTTCTTGGTATCGTCTTTTTTATCGGTAGACGGCTTTGCTTGGTCACACGACTGTTGTGTTGACTTCTTCTGCTCTTCAGCTTTACAGTCGCGCGTCACAGATACGTTGGATCTTGGTGTATTTGTAGGCTTAGACTCTGCTGAAGGTTGTTGTGTTTGTTGCTGAGCTGCTTGCTTTGGAGTTCCTTTTGTTGCTGCAGATGCTAATGGTTTTGAACTTGCCATCGATTTTGCGGCAGTGGCGCGCATATCAGCACACGTAGTGTTCTCGTTCAATATAGAGCTGTTTGCTTTGCGTTGCGACTCAAATATCTTACTACCTTTGATTTCACCCCACTTGTTGATGTATGCTTGTTTAACGGTGATATTGCCCTTACCGGTTTCATCAGCACCAATTACTGCTTGAGCACCACCAACACCCATGAAGTGAGCCAGGTACGTATCACCAGCGGATACCTTAGATGGGTCAGATACACCAGCGGTCTTTGCTATCGATCGCTGATTTTGCTTCATGAGTGTAGCTGCAACAAGTGCATTCTTTTCAGGATCATTCGCTTCAGAGAATGGCGTACCAGGAGGAACCCCAGGTACCTGCCCTGTGTTAACGACTTGGGTCCACGTTCCAGATACGATTTGGAAAGTACCACGAGCTGAGCTGGTTGGATTTACAGTAGCTTTACCGAAGTTCGATTCAATGGCGGCCATCTGGGCCAGTGTTGTTGAGCTGGTTCCGGTCTTTGATGCTGCATTAGTGATAGAGTCTTTGATAGCAGGTTTTGCAGTCCCCCAACCCTTAACATCTTCAGGTTGTTTTGAGCTAGACGTCACCACATCAGCATCCTGCTTGGTAGTTACAGGAGCTGGTTGATTTGTGTCCTTACCATTTTCCACCTTATTCGCAGGCACAGTCGTGTTCGTATCAGCCTTTGGCCCACATCCAGGGTCGCCACTGAAACACTCAACGACCTTCTTATCGAAGTTAAGCTCACGTTGACTGGTGGTATCACTCTTTGTGTCAACGATGCCTTCCTGCGGCATACCAATCATGTACAGAGTTTGTGTAAACTCACCGCCTTCAAATACGTTGTCGATCCCATAAATGTAATAATACCCATCGAACCAGAAATCTTTGGTATAGTCTGCACTTGATCCATCACCGGTACCAGAGAATAACGAAATATCATCGTTGTTGCGAGGTACTTTAACAGTGACGTGCGCGAATGATGGAATTACTCCAAATCCACCCATATCTCGGTCAGGTGGTGCTTGTTTGGTTACTGAGAGCGTGCCGTCTCTCGAACGATCTTTGTGAAACATTGGTGATGTATAGTCACCAATTCCACTCAGTAGATTGGTGTTCCCAACAATACGCATTGTTGCTTCAGCCATCTCCAATGATGAATGCTTCGCTAGCGTATATGCTGTTTGACCACCATCAATGAGGCTCAATGAATTCTTGAAATTCTTTGAACGAACTTGTGAACCAAAGTATACCGGGATTGGTACGGGCTTACCAACACGGTTCATCATGTGCTGACCATCATTACCCACAACCTTTGTGTTGTTTGGTAGACCATCTAATTGTTCGCGATATGAGTTAGACATACTAGCGATCTGCAAGTATGCCATACCCATGTTTAGCTTCATCTCAAACTCAAGAATATCAATGTTCTTGCCAGTGTAAATGTATTCAAACTGGATAATTTGTTTACGCAATGATTCGTTCAGAATAGGATCTGAACTTGTACCTTTGTCGTATTGCGACAAGTACTGGAATTGCTTGGCTTTCATGATCTCTTTCGGGCGCATGAATCGCTCAATTTGGTAGATCACTTCTACTGGCTGGCTTTTATCTTTTGGTGTGTAAACAGAAGGATGGATCTTGTATTCATACTTGATGGCCTGATCACCGCCACCTACACCCTTCGATACATCTTCCAACACCTGTTTCGAGCAGCTCATCACGCGGTGCAGAATGTCTTCAATTGAGGCGTTTGCTAGATTAGATAGCGTTACTGGTGAGCTGCATGATGGATCCGATTTTACCGATTGTACCTGATTGCTGCAATCATAGTTTTCATAGTCTGGATCATACCGAATGGTATAGTTAACGCGACGCAGGGAGTCTACCACAGGAGCTGGATCGTTTCCGGTGGCAGATATAGAAGCTGACATCTGTGCTTTCACGCACGAGAAGTATGGATCGTACAATCGGTTGATTTCAGCTTGAACCGCCTTCAATGTACCACCAAGAGTGGACTGAGCTTTTATGTTTACTGTTCCAGGAATACGGCTGAATTGTGGCAACCGTGTTGCCCCACCTGTTAATGCAACAAAATCTAAGTGATACACACCACCTTGTTCAGTAAACGAACCAGTAACGTCATATACCAAGAACATGATTGGAGCAATGTCGCTGATTGTATCAACAAAATCACCCGTATCCTCATCGTATCCAAACCCAGTGAAGAATGTTTTAAGCAAGAAACACGCACTTTGCATGTCAATGCCTAGTGCACCACAGCACTGGACCAGTGTGTCCATGAATACCACACCCTTTGGTTCGATGATGTCCATTGAACCCTCAACAGCGGTTGATGTCATCTTATCACCCGGAGTTGAGGCAGCTGCAGTTGCTGCTGACCACTTTGCCTGATTGATGACAAAGGTAGCATCCGTAGCACCGTCGATCAATACACAATATTTGTGATCTGTACCAAGATCAATGGGGGCATAAGGACCTAACTCAGCTGTTTGTTCGGCCGGATGTGACCATGTGCCCTCATCCGTGTTGGTGAGTAGCATCGTAGCTGTTTCTGTGCTATCGCACATTACAAGCACATGACGGTAGTTATATGACCGATATTTTGATAACAGACTAGCTGGTGTTGACATGGTATTCCCTATGCGTTATAAGAGCATATTTAGACGAACGTTGTTGATGTTTTGCCTGTCAGCAGCTCGCTGAACAGCCGTGAACGGGATGGTAGTGTGATCACAGTCCCCTCAGTGAAATCTTCCATCACATCCAGAATTGTGTTGTATTGTAGCACGACCCACATAAGCGTCGTCTTACCATACATGTCGTATGCGACGAGATCTGGTCGGTGAGCGTATCGCTTTGTGATTACAATAGACACATCCATTGTAGACTTCGGAAAGTTTTTACGCTCCCACCAACCAATTCGGTTTCCTACAACTTCAGTCGACCCTCCTTGCGAGTAACGACCATTTGGGACATCTGTTGATTTTTTCATGTTTTTTCCTTAGAAGTTGACCAACACGCCTTTTTTGTATTTCATCAGATCGAACCGCTCATATTCGCGTGGGGAGTGCGTCTCAACCAATGATATCTCCACGTCCATCTTGACTGGGAACGGCTCGGATTTGCGGGGATCACCATTCGAGTAAGTTGGGATGTAATCTACATCATCTGGATATGTGATGTTGAGAGATGTGACAACAACTGGAACTTTGTTGATGTTAACCCCATACTTGTTGGGACGATCTTGTCCTGTTCCGCTGCTAACCCCCGACGAGTATGCATATAAGTACAGCACATCTGGTGGGGCACCTAACAATTCAACACCTGTTCCGGATGATTTCTGCCGATTGAGCGCGATTTTGTTTTGTTCTCCAGCATCTAAGCTGCGTTCCAACATGTCGGAAGTTGTGTAACCACCTGATGCGTTACTATCAGCGGCGGCTTGGGATGCAGATGCAGATCGACGGTTTGCTACATCCGATGAGCTTAGCGTAGATGATGCACCAAAGTATGGCATCGTCCAACCACGGAGTGTTTGTAGGTAGATCATGTTGACTGTAGCTTCTTCCATCGTTCGTGATATCAGATGAGCTGTGAGACTGAACGATCTAGCGCGGGTGTTCTTATACACCTGAATTCCGCCTGGAAGGTGGATAGGAGTCAAAGATGTGTACTCTACTTCGCGGCTTTCGCTGAAACGAGGCGTAACATTGAACACAACTTCATCATACGATCCGATCCCTGCTAGACTAGCAACGGAGATTAGACGTACTTTGTAATTCAGATCGGCGGTTTGAGCCATGGTTATTCCTTAATCATTCATGCATTTAGGATTATTTATTCGTTGACCTCTGGCAAAAAATCCACTATACTGACACCAAACCTCACTAAGAAGGTATTGTAAATGACACAAACAACAAGTAATAAAGAGTTTATAACTCAAGCTGGAAAAACGATCTATCTGAGCAACAAAGAGTTGCTTGCGTCTGTAATCGAAGCCAAGAGCAAAGGTTACATGACTGACAAACTGGCACGAATGCTACAGCTTTTGTGCTCGAAGTATGCCAAGAAGGGCAGCTTCGTCAACTATTCTTACAATGACGACATGCAATCATATGCAATGATGATGCTCGTAAGAACGTGGAATAGTTTCAACCCCGAAAAATCAAACAACCCATTTGCCTTCTTTACTCAGTGTATTAAGAATTCGTTCATTCAGTACCTGAACCAAGAACGTAGACAACGCAACATTCGTGATGAAATGTTAATTGATCAGGGCATGAACCCATCATTTAACTACAGCGAAAGTAGCAGTGATGGTGTGCCTGGCATTGAGGACGAACAAGACTTTGACTCAATGCGTGAAGTTGCTGAACTGCTCAAGCGCGTCGAAACGGATGAGCCAATCCACCGCGACGATAACGGTGACGAAATCATTGATATCCCATCTGAGGATGAACTTCCTCCAGGTGATGTTGTATCCGATGCTGAGCCTGAAGAGGAAGCATCGTAGTTATTACCCAGGGAGGATATATTTCCAAATATATCCTCCCGCTGTTTTACTCTTAGAGTCACCTCGCGCGACGCCGGCAATATCCCCTTGGTTTATTCCCAACAATCGACTAGCTTCGGCGACAGATATGAATTCAGCAATAAACTCTCCAGATTTAGCAAATTGTTGTACCCTTTTCATTAGCGTGTTCGTTTGGGGCAACGGGTGGCCTGCATAACTCCACCGGAAACCACCAACGGAGTGTCTATCACCTTTACAGCAACGACGAATAGCCATTATTTGTGTAGCGCTGAACCCAGCTGTTTGTAGTTCATGAGTGCAGTGGAATGTTCGAATCTCTGCGCCACGTAAGTCATACTGGGTGAAGCCGACTCCGACTTGCCCACGTTCGTAAGTTTGTTTTCGTTTTTCACGCTGTTTATCCGACCACACCGTTCCTGTATTTCCAAAGCCTTCGCCACCAAACGTTTTATTACATAATGTGCCAGTTTCAATATCAAGACGACCATATAATTGAATTAATCGTTTCTCTTCTGCATATGCTAAGTTTTCATCTAGTGTCTCCAATACACGAGTGATCATAGGCCGTTGACCTGCTTGATGTAGTTCGAGTAAAATATCACGAAGTGTTTCATTGTAGTGGGCTTGTTTATTCCACCAATGATACTGGTCTCGATCGCCTGTCCCCTTACCAACATAGAACGGCACCTTGTTTTGTGGGTGGGCATATACATAAACGAAAAACATAACAGTCTCCTAAATACATACAAAAAGTATTTAGCATACGAGGGACGGAATGAAAAAGAAATTAGTCAAAACGGCAGCGTTCACCGACATTCATTGGGGAGCAAAATCAAATTCTGAGTCACATAACCGTGATTGTATGAACTACATTGAATGGTTTTGTGACAAAGTAAAAGCTGATCCATCAATCGATCACATCATGTTTCTGGGTGATTGGTTTGAGAACCGGGCCGCACTAAACATATCTACCATGGACTGGTCGTATCGTGGCGCAAAGAAATTGAATGAACTGGGGCTTCCAGTTTTCTTTATCATTGGCAACCATGATTTATACCACCGTCACACACGAGCTGTGTATTCGACGGTGAATTTTCATGAATTCTCAAATTTTACAATTATAAACGAACCAACTGTAGTCCAAACAATAGGCAATGGTGCGCTGTTGTGTCCGTTTTTATTCCACAACGAATACCCATCACTCATTAAGCACAACACACTCGACACATGGTGGGGACATTTTGAGTTCAAGGACTTCTTGGTCACTGGATACGGTATGAAAATGCCAACAGGACCAGATGCCAGTGATTTTAATGGCCCCAAACACATTATGTCAGGTCACTTCCACAAGCGGCAGCAAGATAAAAATGTTGTGTATATAGGTAATACCTTTCCGTCAAACTTTGGCGATGCTGGCGATAATGACCGTGGTATGATGGTGTATGACCATGAGCAAGACAACATGAGCTTCATTAACTGGGATGATTGTCCAAAGTACATCCGCACATCATTAACTGATTTGCTTGATGGTACGACTCAGTTACATAAGGAAGCTCGCGTGAAATGTATTGTTGATGTTCCAATATCATATGAGGAGAGCGTGTTCATTAAGGAAAAATATGTTGCTGATCTTGCGCTGCGTGAATTTGTTCTTGAAGAATCTCACGATCTGCAGCAAGCTCTGGAAAACACAGACATCGACGACATTGAAGCTATGTTGGAAGACGATGAGCTGGTAGGAGCAACAATAGATGAGTTGGTTGTTCAGATGCTGAAGAGTATCGATACCGACAAAATCGATAACGATCTACTGATCTCACAATATAACCGACTCAAACTATGATTGAATTTAGCCTACTTTCTGTAAGTACACATAAATAAGTCTATCAAGAGGTAATCATGGATAGATATGTTTATATGTTGCTGGATGAAGGCGTTCCGTTCTATGTTGGTAAGGGCACCCATCGCCCCGAATATGAAAATCAATACCGACGACTATATGAGCACATACGAGAATCTGGGCTTCCAGTAACACAACAATCAAATCGTCTCAAATGTGCTTATATCAATAGGATTATACGCGAAGGACGTACCATTCAGTTTGAATTAGTAGAAGATGGTATTTCAGAGGAACAGGCAGTTGCGGCTGAAACGCAACTGATAAGACAACACAAACGAATAGCCGATGGTGGTATATTAACTAATTTAATCACACGTCAACCAATGATCGCTCATGAGACTAGGCGAAAAAAGGTGTATGCTTTTTCAAAAACTGGTGAGCTGCTGAGTGAGTTTGACAGTATTAAAGCGGCAGCAAATGCTATGGGATGTAGTCCAGGATCCATAGTGTGTGCATGTAAAGGAAAGTACAACAGTGTGCGTGGATTGGTGTGGTCATATACCACCACATTTCCTGGATTTGCAGACCATCAACCATGGAATAAACGATCTATTGCTTGTTATACACCAGATGGTGATCTCATTACTAGTTATGAATCTGCGCAACATGCCGAACGATTAACAGGGATCAGCCAAACAGCGATATCTGCGTGTATTAGAGGAAAATATGTAACAGCTGGGGGTTTTAGGTGGTTATATGCAGATGATAGATTTACACAACGCAACCGAAATTCAGGAAACACTAAACGACCAGTAGCCCAATATAATAAGGATAACACATTAATGCAGCAATATGACTCTATTAGAGACGCAGAAACTGCCACAGGTATATCAACAGCATCAATTTCACAATGTTGTGTTGGGCGTTCAAAAACCGCAGGTGGATTTATTTGGAGATTCATCCAATCATGTTAGAATTTGGAATGCTTAGCTTGCGTAACTTCCTTAGTTACGGTAACAACACCACGATCTTTGATTTGCGCCGGCCAGGTACCACACTCATTGTTGGCGAGAATCTCGATAATACGTCTGACGGTTCTGGCGCCAACGGTGTAGGTAAGACTACAATCGTCAACGCTATTGCGTACGCACTGTACGATAAGCCGGTTAGCGACATTTCGAAAGACAATCTAGTCAACAACATCAACAACAAAAACATGGAAGTTACATTGGAGTATGTTGGTGATGATGGTATTCAATACAAAATCCACCGGTTCCGCAAGATGAAGGCGGGCGCCGAAGGTAATGGCGTACACTTCTACAAAGACGGAAAGGATATCACTCCGGACAGTGTAGCAGCTACTAACGCTGAAATTGAGAAGACGATTGGTATTCCATATGAGTTATTCGTGCGGATCATCGTATTCTCCGCATCTCACAACCCATTCCTCAGCCTCAAGACCGAAGAACAGAAAAGCATCATTGAAGAATTGTTTGGGTTGACAGCCATTTCACAAAAAGCTGAACTTCTCAAGAAGCAGATCAAGGATACTGAAGGTCGCATCAGCATCCAGCAAGTCAAAATTGATTCTGCTGAAGGTGAACGAACCAGACACACCGGGCAGATTGAAAGCGCAAAGCGGCGCGTAGATAATTGGGCAGCTCAAAACAAAATGACCATTGATGGCCTCAATGAGAAGCTGTCTAAGATCGAAGGTGTTGACTTTGACGTTCAGCAAGAACTACACAACACATTAGCATCCACGCAAAAACGACTCAATGAAGCACTCGACATGCAGCGTATGTCAGATCGTGCGATACGTGAATTGGCCAAACGACGCACAAAACTCGAAGACGATTTGAGTCATCTAACCGATGCTAAGTGCCCGTACTGTCTACAACATTATGCAGACGCAAATGCAAAGGTGGATGAAACCAAGAAGATAATGGCTGAGATTGACGATGAACTCGATACATTAGACAATGAGTTGGAAGTCATTAGTCGTGAAGTAGCTACAATATCTCAAGCTATCAAGGACATCAAGTCCAAGATAGTGGTGGATGATATTGAAGAATTGTTGACTGTCAAGAATGAAAGCGACAACATCCGTCGCAAAATCAAAGAGCTGGAGAATGAAACTAACCCTTTCCTTGATCCACTCCAAGAATTGTTGGATATGAAGTTAGATGAAGTGGATTACACAGATATCAACAAATTATCCAAGGAGATGGAGCACCAAAAATTCCTTCTGAAATTGTTGACAAAGAAGGATAGCTTCATTCGTAAAGCGCTACTCAACAAGAATCTGCCGCTACTCAACACCAAGCTACAACACTATATCAACATGCTGGGATTGCCACATCGCGTTGAATTTACCAAAGAGATGTCGTCAACAATATCCCAGTTTGGCCGTAGCTTGAACTTCGGTAACTTGTCGCAGGGTCAGCGAGCCCGTGTTAACTTTGCTCTATCAATGGCTTTCCGTGACGTATTGCAAAATTTGCATCCAAAGATCAATATCTGTATGCTAGATGAAGTTCTCGACTTCGGCCTCGACTCAATTGGGGTTGTCGCTGCAGCTAAACTCGTCAAGCAAAAAGCACGAGACGAAAACGTATGCATGTACGTTATTTCTCACCGCGATGAAGTCAGTTCAATCTTCGATAAACGAATGGTCATTCAAATGAGCAAAGGTTTTAGTTATGTCGTTGATGAAATGGTAAGATAAATCACACACCCTTCAGTGTTGCCTAAATATGTGCAACACTGAAGGGATAATCGTGAAAATACTTAGCATAGATCAATCATATAACTTTTGCGCATATGTTGTTTGGGATGATTCATCAATCTCCCATTTTGGGGTGATAAGCTCGAAACACATTGACCAAGATATTTTTGGTAGGGCACTACATGTGGCTAGTCGTGTATTGGATGTCTGCAGAACACACAACATAGAATATATAAAAATTGAAGGTTTAGCATTTGGTGCTACAGGTAATGTAGCTAGAGATTTAGCTGGATTGTTGTTTACGATTATCAACATCGTAACACATAACATTCCGACCATTAAATTTGATCTATTCCCACCAACTACTGTGAAAAAGACGGCAGTTGGTACTAGCAAGGGGGTGGATAAAAAACAGATGATCGAAGCACTACCAACTGATATCAGACACCAATTCGAGACTGCTGGATTTAAAAAAACAACAGGGCTCAGTGATCTAGCGGATGCCTACTGGATTGGACGGTGTACCCTTGCATAAATAGAAACGCGTTTCTATTCGTTGGGGGGTTAAAGTGGCGTTAACAAGAGCTGAGATTTATCAAAAACACAAGGATCGTTATCACAACGATCCTGAATATCGGCAAAAAATTCTCAGTCAGAAAGCTGAATATAGTAAGCGGCGAAGGCAAGATCCTGAAGTTCGGGAACGACTAAATCAATACAATCGGGACAATAAAGGGTATTTCAACAGGAAAGCTAAAGAATACAACTCAACTAGACCGTTTCATTATGCGTTTAGACGCCTAAAGTTGAGAGCGAAACAGAACAATATACCATTTGATATCACTGAAGAATACTTGGTGTCGATATGGACTGGTAAGTGTGCCATCTTTAACACAGAACTGTGCACACCATACAGCACAAAGCACCAAGATCCGAATAAAGCAACTGTAGATCGGATTATTCCAGACCTTGGGTACACTCAAGGCAACATTCAGTGGGTGTCGAACAAAGCAAACATAATCAAGAGCTTTGGTACGGTTGATGAACATATTGCAATTGTTGAATACATCAAGAAGCACACGTTACCCAAATAAACACAATATACATTTGGGTTAAAGACGTTACAACAATGAATCTTACATTGTAAAAGAAAGAATCCGATAGAAAACCGCTCTTCTATTTGTGTGTGCCGATGATAATCGGTTCCCGTCGGTCGGGACTTACTTTATCTACTAAATGCACACAGTGCCGTTCAGCACCACCCTCCTGTTGACCGTTAACGGGGGGATTGTTAACTTCATTATTAACCGATTACTTTAAACGCGCCGGCATGGAACGGATAAGAGTAATCATTAATGAAGCCGACAGGAATGCAATGACTGCGGCTTCATTGCGTAGCTAGTCCTTAATATACTGGATGCGGATTCTTCTTTTCCTGCTCAAACCGCTCGTTGATGAATTCGCCGATGAGTTCCCGTTCAACTGGTGTTCTCATGATCATGTCCTCATATTGGACAGATCCTCGCATGTAATATACAAGTGCGACTATCTCCTTTAATAGCCCTCTGACTTCCGTTCTCATTCTGTTGAACATTGATCGGATATCTTGAGGGCTACCGTGTTTGAGCATTATGAAAAAAAAGCGATTGGATTCAGTGGAATCTCAATAGTGATTTCTTTTCCGCAGTCCTTGCATGTTGTTGTCCAAGCAGATGAAGGCCCCCATGTACTAAACGCCTGCGTTGCTGTGCTGATCTGATCTAGCCAACCTGCTGGCAGTTCTCGTATCCACTCTCGAATCATGTTGCGATCTGAATATCCATCTACTGTGGATATTGTATCCGCCACAATACTCAATAGTTGCTCTTGACCGACCTTGAATTGCTCCTCAGATGACATACGCTGCATCTCAAAGCTAGTCAGGTACAGGTTGAGCACGCTCCCATATACTGGTGGACGTAGTATTACGACCTGATTGCTTGGTAGTGTTAATGTGTAATTCGTACCAATCGTTGTAGGATCAATTGGGCGAGTTTTAGCCACCAATGGACGCAACTCAACAGAATATGTGCGCTCCTTTGCGCCTTCACAATCATGCGTATACACAACATCTACGGTCTCACCGTATGATATCAAACGCAAACACATCAACAGATAATCGACGTCCTTAGACAGCAACTCCATTGGCTTTTTGATCTGTGGCACGCATCGTGAGAATACTTCCGTGATAGCAGTACCAGACATCAACTTATCTGGAGTCTTGAGTAAAATCTCATCGAGTGCTGTGAGCGGGAATACGTGAACCTCCCCATCCTTAACATCTTCGCTTAGCTCACCGTTGGTATAAAACAATCCCTGCGATGGCAACCGAAAGGTTTCGCCAGGTAGGCGTGCCTTCAGTGCTGTGACTAGTGGATTTACTGTTTGGATCTGTTCGTTCATATAATCTCCTGCACCCCAAATTGTGGTGTGACACCATATTTATCATGGGGAACAAAGTGATTTTTTTAAGGCTGTTCGTGACGATAAATAGCTTACAAATCAACTGAAAACGGTGCCCCATGGCAATTAACCAAATCGATAAAGAACTGAACGACCGTCTGATGTCGTACGCGAACACGCTGGCTAGAGGTGATCGTGCGTTAGAACAAACACTGAAGCAGCAAGCCAAGAGCTTGGGGGCTGTACAGCAAGACGTGCTGGAAGAGTATGAAGAATACTTGAACAAGTCTCGTAGCTGGCATGGCAAAGAAGCCGAAGAGGCCAAGGCTCGATTGCTACGTCTGCGTAAACTCGAACGTGATGCTGAAAATGCCCAACAAGAAGGTATTGAGGCTAAGATCAAGCACAACAAGCTACTCAAGCAAATTGATGCCGAACAAGCGAATCTAGCATCGGGGCTGACAAACCTATCTAAGGCAGAAGTAGCGAAGCGTCGTGCAGCGTTAGCACAACAAAAGAACGATGCAATCAACTCATTCAAAGAGTCGACAAAAGAACGGACTGCTCGCTACCAACTAGGTCAGCGAGCAGCTGGCGAACGTCGTGCATTTGAGAACAAGGAACTAAGTGCAAACGCAAAGTGGGGCAATGCATTTAGATCATCACTGTCGTCTGTTGGTCAGATGGCCCTCAACAAAGCATTCAGTTCTCTATCCGTCGCACAAGCAGTTGAACGTCTCGCCACAATTACATTCGATACCATCAAGGCTGGTGCTAAACATGGCACAGGCGTAAGCATCAATCCATTCAATGAAAATAGTGCAATCAGCACTTTTGGTGCAGCTCGTTTGGGATATGATACCAAAGGCTGGATGGAGATGATCAACAATCCAGAAACACAGCGCGCCATTCGTGGCTCACAGCGTGGTTTGTTTGAGTTCACTGATGGGTTGAAGATTGCTGAAAAAGAATTCGGCAACACCATCATCGATGCTAAGGAACGATCCGAGCTGGCCCGTAAGAATATGGAGCTGATGTCAGCATCCGGTATTCGTGCTCGCTCACAGGATGCTGTTGCATTTAAGAACGACATGGAACGCATCCGTCTCACCACAGGTGAATCATATGAAGACTTCCAGAAAAATATTGGCTCAATTGCACAAGATGAGGACGTACGTGCGCAACTGAAAGCTGCCACATCCGAACAAGAACGCCGTGCTATCCTAGAGGGAATCTCTGCTCAGTATGCGCAGAATCGCGCGATGGGAATGACGGCAGAAGAAGCAAAGAATGCAGCAAAAGCCCTGTCTAAATTAGCAGGTGAAAAACCACTTGAACGATTCAAAAAAGCTGCAAAATTGCGAGCTTTCGGTGCAGCCATGGGCATGGGTGGAGAAGCCAACCGTCTAGCTGATTTGGAAATCAAGGGTAAGCGTCGTACAGCACAGGAAAACCAAGAGTACCAACAAATTGCTGGACAAATGTCTGAACGGTTAACGCAAACTGGTACGGGCTCATATGAAGGTGAAATCTTTGCCACTCAACTTGCTGATAAACTGCAATTGGAAGGGATGTTGGGACCAAACAGTCCATTCAACAACACACTAGGTGCAGCTGTTAAGCCATTGGAAGAAGCATCAAAGACACTCGATCGTTTTCCAGATGCGCTGAACAAAACAATGGCTGAAATCCACAGCATGTGGTCAGCAGTAGCCAATAATGATCTATTGACGATTGGTGGTGGAGCTGCATTGGGCATCGCTGGCACAAAGTATGGTGGTAGCATACTGAGCAATCTATTCGGTGGAGGTGCGAAAGCAGCTGAAGGTGCCGGGGCTGTTGCAGGTGGTGCTTCAAAATTTGGCAGTCTTGCTAAGGGAGCTGGCGTAGCCGGTGCTGCAATTGATGTCGGAATGGGTATTAATGACCTAGCCAACGGAAAAGCACAAGAATCGATGTCAGGGCTGGATCTCATCAGTCCGATGCGCTGGGATATGTTTGTTGGGGATAGGATCAACAAAGGCATGGAGGGAATACTGGGTGACTCACTCGGTTCGAAAATCTACGATTGGACACACAGCGACGAAAACGCTGCAATCACAGCACCGACTGCTGCAATCAAGAAGAAAGACGCCAATCCACCCGTACCACCAACCGTCGAACAATCGAAGCAGGCAGACAAAGAAAAAGCCGAAACGGTGAAGCAGGACGCAGCTGAAACCACAGCTGTGAACAGCAAAGAACAAGTGAAGAAATTGGACACCAGCAACGATCTACTGCAACAAATTGCTGAAACGACACAACGTCAGGTTGAGTTGTCTGAGAAACAGCTAGTTGCGCTCACTTTGTCAGAAACTGAACGTGCTGATTCGCAAACTCGATCCAACCTGCGCAAAGATAATCGATTTGGTTCTCAGTATGGGTATGCATAACGGTTACCGGTAAAACGCGCACCTATAAATATCACAGTATACAAATTTCCCGGGACATACAAGAATGGCAAGATTTTCAGATTACTTCAAGGTCGTAACGCCAAAACCAAGCGTTACCACGATGACCGACAGTCAAGGCATTGGCGACCAAGGTACCTATGCAAACTACACATGGTATCAACGCTTGGTGCAAGGCTCAGCCTCACGTATCACACGATATCGTGAGTATGATCTCATGGACAACGACGTTGAAATCGCCCGTTCTTTGGACACAATTGCAGAAGAAATGATCGGCTCGGATCCAAACTCTGATATGCCGCTCGAGCTAGTGATGCAGTCTGATAAGGATCCAAACATTTCATCTTCGATGGTACTAACGCTGAAGTCTGCGCTGCGGTACTGGGTAGATCTGCATGATTGGGATACTCGCCTTTTCAAAGTCGCCCGAGTAACTGTTAAGTACGGTGATTGTTTCTTCATTCGTCACTCAGATACGAAGAAATGGGAGTACGTCCACCCAAAGAACGTCATTGCTGCGATTGTGGATGAACGTGACTTGACACGTGTTGTTGGTTGGCAGATCAAACGAGACGTTAAGACACCAAATTCTCCATACAACCAGCCAACTGGCCAATTTGGTAACTATTCAAATGAGATGGTTGACACATTCCCAGCATCCGATGTTGTGTGGTTCACATTGAATGATGACATGTCAGAATCTGCACCATTTGGTGAGTCTGTTCTACGTGCCATCTATCGTGCACAAAAACAAAAAGAGCTGCTGGAAGATGCTATCATCATCTATCGAATTCAACGCGCTCCGGAACGTCGTGTGTTCTACATTGACGTGGGTAAGATGCCACCTCAGCGTGTCAAGTCGTACCTCGAAAACATCAAAAATGAAATTCGTCAACGCAAGATCCCGACATATGGTGGTGGTGTCGAACAGGTAGACTCCGTGTACAACCCACAAGCTATGAGTGAAGACTTCTTCTTTGCGCAACGCCCTGATGGTAAGGGTTCACGTGTTGAGACACTTCCTGGCGGTCAAGGTCTGGGTGAACTAGCTGACTTGGAATACTTCCAATGGAAGGTTTTCCGTGGTCTACGTATTCCACTTTCGTACATGAAGGAAGGCCAAGACAACGCCGTCATCAATAACGGCCAGTCAGGTGTTGCGTACATTCAAGAACTACGTTTTGCAATGTACATCAAGCGTCTACAAGGCTACATCTCGCAAGTTATCGACAAAGAATTCAAGCGTTACTTACGTGCCGCAGGCATCAATGCTGATCCTACGGTTTTCAACATCAAGCTACTTGAACCAGAAAACTTCGGTATCTACCGTCAACAACAGCTCGACACCGACCTGTTGAACACATACGGTACAGCCGACGGTATTGCTCACATGTCCAAGCGCTTCTCTCTCAAGAAGTACCTACAACTTACCGACGAAGAAATCATGACCAACGAACGCATGCGTGCTGAAGAACTTGGTCTCGATCCAGAAGCTGGTAAGGCCAACTATGCACAAATCTATGGCATGCCAGCAGAGGGTGAAATGGGTGGTCCAGGCATGGCTGCAGGTACCCTTGGCGGCCCAGGATTCGGAATGGGCGGTGGAATGTTGGAGCCAGGAGCTGAACCCGGCCCCGAAATGGGAATGGAAGCTGGTGGTGTAACCCCCGGAAATCCCGGCGGAAATCCCGCACCACAGTAACACTTCATAACCTAACGCCATCATTTTAATAAATAATTTGGAGATTTGTATCTCTAAAGAGATTAGTTTACTTCCAAAAAGGAGCTACCAACATGACTAAGCAAATGAAAAAGCATCTCGAAGCTGTTGTTGAAGCAATCATCTTCGACGACGCCGCAGCTGCAAAAGACGCTTTCCACAACTACCTAAGCATGAAGACCCAATCAATCCTGGTTGGCGAATCTGCTGAGTGTGACGACAGCGAAGATGAGTCTGAAATGAAGGACGAAAAGAAGTCCGACGAAGAAGATTCTAAAAAGAAAGACGACAAGTCAACCAACGAGAAGAAGGATGACAAGAAATCTGACGAAAAGAAGGATAAGAAGGACGAAGGCGACGAAGAGTAATCTTCATCCCTAAGGAGACTTCACATGGCTACACCAATCCTACTCGTTGAGGAACTGCAACCAACCGAATGCAACATCATTCAAGAGTCGTCTAACGACAGCAAGAATATGTGGCTGAACGGCATCTGTATGCAGAGCTCGATCAAGAACCGCAACGGACGTAATTACCCACTAGATGAAATCTCTGCTGCTGTGGCAACTGCAAAACAACGCATTGTCGAGAGTGGCGGCATCTTTGGTGAACTTGACCACCCACAAACCCTCACTATCAATAGCGACCGTATTTCCCATGTTATCACAGAAATGTGGATGCATGGCAACGACGCCTATGGTAAGGCAAAGCTCCTCAATACTCCTATGGGTCTGATCGCACAAGAACTGCTCAAGAGTGGAGTTAAGATTGGTGTATCCAGCCGTGGTGCTGGTAACGTCAATGAGAGTGGTGATGTTCAAGGGTTCCAGTTCATTACGTACGACATCGTTATCACGCCAAGTGCTCCAAACGCATATCCAGGCATGGTATATGAATCGTTAGAGCGCGCCCGCAATGGTAAGCAAATTCTAACACTGGCTGAACAAGTCCGTCAAGATCCAGCTGCTCAGAAGTACTTTAAGCAGGAAATCATGAAGTTCTTGGAAACAGGCCTGTTCGCGAAAGCGAAGTAATTGAAAAATTTCTGAATAATCCAGGGGGCGTATAACCCCCTGTTTTTATGCGGAAAAAACACACAGGTCCCGGAACTTACGCGAATATTTTCGCACGGCACCATAAATAATTTACACAAGAAACCAATTGGTTAAGGAGATAACAATGGATGAACTGCTGAAGAAACTTCTTGAAGCTGAAGTGCTGACAGAAGACACGCGTGCAGAATTGCAAGGCGCCTTCCAGAAGCAACTGGACGAAGCACTGGCAACCGCTCGTGCAGAAGCAACCGCTACTGTTACCGCAGAACTGAATGAGCAATGGATCAATGATCGTGAAATCCTGATCGAAGCCCTTGACTCGAAGGTCACTGAAGCCCTGACGGCTGAACTGGCTGAACTGCATGAAGATATCGAACGCTTCCGCGATCTGGAAGCTGAGAAGGCAAATGAGATCCTTGAAGCAAAGGCTGACATGGCTGAAAAGCTGAAGGCTGATGTTGCTCAACTGATCGAAAAGTTGGACTCCTTCCTGGAAGTCCGCCTGACAGCTGAACTTGATGAACTGCGTGAAGACATCGATGAAGTTAAGAAGAATGAATTTGGTCGCAAGGTTTTCGAATCGTTTGTTACCGAGTTCAAGAAACACTACGCTGGTGACGACTCCGTTGAAGCAAAGCTGAACGAAGCCGAACAACGTCTGGAAGATACTGCTACTGCTCTGGAAGAATCCCAGAAGAAGGCTGCTGCTCTGGAACGTACAATCAAGCTAGAAAAAGTTTTGGCACCTCTTTCGGGCCGCACGAAAGAAGTGATGGAAGCTATCCTCAAGACAGTTGATACCAACATGCTTGAAGAAGCCTACAAGACCTACGTTGGTCGTGTGCTAAAAGAAACTTCTGAAAAAGAAGTGAAGACCTCAGAGAAGGAAGAAGCAGTACTTGCTGAAGGTGTTAAAGAAGAAGTACGCGGCGTTACCAAGACTGGTGATGATAAGCAACAAATGGTTGAAGAATCCGTTCACAACCAAGTTGATGATCGTGCACCGGCAATTTCTGACGCTGAACGGACTCGACTGCGCCGTCTAGCAGGTCTAGTCTAAGTTTAACAACCTCAATAACTAAGGAAAACAATCATGAACGAAATGTTTGAAAATTGGTCCGAGGTCAAGGAAGCTCTCCTGGAAGGTCTTGATACTTCTAAGAAGCAAATCGTTGGCACTCTGCTTGAAAACCAAAAGCAACACATCCTGACTGAAACAGCCGCTGCTGGCGCTGTTGCAGCTAACGACATCGCAGGTTTCCGCAAGATCCTGATCCCGATGATTCGTCGTATCATCCCTGGCACCATCGCTACCGAACTGGTTGGCGTACAGCCAATGCAAGGTCCAGTTGGTCTGGTCTACACCATGCGTTACCGCTACGGTGAGTCCGTAACTCAACCAGGCACCCCATTCTACCCAACTTCTGGCAACATTGCAGCTGGCGATGAAATGTTTGGTAACAACCCAGCTCTGCGTCAGTTCTACTCTGGTGCTGCTGGTGACGGTACTCCAGCTGGTGCTGCTGATGCACAACCTGCTGGTGCTTCTGGTATCACCAACCCAACCGGTGCTGAAGCTGGCATTTCCGGTACTGCAGTAGGCGGCGCATGGCCATCAAGCCTGCCATCCTACGACACCTCCAAGTTCGGTCCATACCCTTCTTCTGGTGTTGACGCAATCGGTAAGCAATACGCTGGTCGTCTGTACGGTGGTTCTGGTTCCTTCATCGAAGGTTCTGGCGGTCGCTCTGTTAAGCTAGAAGTTATCAGCCAAGCTGTTGAAGCTGGTACCCGTAAGCTGCAAGCTGGCTGGACTGTCGAAGCTATGCAAGATCTGAAGTCTCAACATGGTCTGGATCTCGAATCTGAACTGACTCAAGTGGTTTCCGCTGAAATCGTTCAAGAAATCGACTCCGAAATCCTGTCTGACCTTCTGGCTCTGGCTGGTACTGTCGCTGCGTACGATTACACCACTGTTGCATCTGTTGGTTACCAACCAGCTTACCTGGGTGACCGTTTCGCTAACTTGGGTGTTGTTATCAACGCCGTAGCAAACGAAATCGCTCGTAAGACTCGTCGTGGTGCAGCAAACTTCATCGTTGTTTCCCCAATGGTCGTTTCGATCCTGCAATCTGCTGCTAAGTCTGTCTTCGCACCTGCAGTTGCTGGTTCCTTCAAGGGTCCAAACAACACGATGCTGGTCGGTACTCTGAACGGCACCATCAAGGTTTACTCCTACCTGTGGAACCAAGTCTCTGGCCTGGGCGCTGCAGCTAGCGATACAATCCTAGTTGGTTACAAGGGCGGCAATGGCGAAACCGACACCGGTTACTTCTACTGCCCATACATCCCTCTGATGTCGTCTGGTGTTGTTATCAACCCAGTTACCTTCCAACCAGTTGTCTCCATGATGACTCGTTACGGTAAGACTGCTTTCACTCAGTCACAAACGTCTCTGGGTAACTCCGCTGACTACTACGGTAAGATCAACCTGTCGAACTTCCAGTTCGCCTAATCGGTCTCCGGTTAAGAAAGTCAAAAAGACCTGCTTCGGCAGGTCTTTTTTTATGTGTGGTTCTTTTCGCGACGACATAAATATTCCCATAATGTATCATGGGGTATTAACCGCAAAATGAATAAACTCACATTCAAGCAATATCTCGAAAGCAAAGAGCAGTTGCTCAAAGCCATTGAGAACACACCGACTGCAATTGTCGAATATGAAGTACGCAAGTACTGTTCGTTGACTATCGGTGAGAGTGAAGAAGACAAGAGTTTGGTTGGGCTCAAGCCTAAACACAAAATCGTCGTCGAGTGGCGTTATGATAACGCTGCTGATCCAACACCAACTTCAATTCAATTTGTTGGACCAAAAGATATCGTAGAGGACGACAAGTACTCCACATTCTGGTCTGGCAATAAATTACAAAAGTGGCTACAACGTCACGCGAAAGAAGGGCAAAACAATGGCCACAAAATTTAAGTTAATCCCTGGCATTCATACAGCTCAGAAACAAGAACTAACAGAAGCTGTTGCTATCACTGAAGCGTTTGAACAAACCGGTGTGCTGATGGAGAGCGTCACCCACGTTCTAGCCAATATCGCGACCAAAGCTGAGGCTGGAGAAGAAATTCAAGCTGCTAGCCAAGACAGCATCGCTGCATTCTTAGCTGGGGTTGAAGCCGTCGCCGATCGCTTACCACAATCGCAAGAGGCTGGAAAAGCACAATCGTTGGTCCGCGTATTGAATAAATGCGCTGTCGGCCAAGACGGTTACATTAGTACAGATTGTGTACCGATTGCTGAGATCGGTGCAAAGTTCCCAGATATTCGTAAGAAGTACTACCGTGAACTGGCTCTCTACAATATGTCACTAGAGCGAGGCCGGGGAGCAGCAAACAAATCACTGATCCGTGCTGTACGAGTTCTGCAACATAAGATTGACTCCGCAATGCGTTCAGTATCACGACTACAACCGAAACGTCAACCAATGTCTGGTACACAGCCATCTGCAGGTGGAACTCCACCAAGAACGGTTTAATACAACGGGGCAATTTAGCCCCGTTGTTTTTTTATAAGTATTGTTTATAATGCGCAGCGTCAATCAACTGGGTTAGAAATATCATGTGTGTCGCAACAATCGATCGTATGCAAGAACTAGTGGAAGATATCTTGTGGGGTACTCTCCCCCATGAAATGAAGATGTCCATGCTACTCATTGTCGAACCGATTATTGAGCGTGAGTACGAACTGGGGAACACAACTGTGACTCCGGTGAGTAAGATCACACTACAAGATATCTGGCCACTATAAGGAGTCATCCATGTCGTATGTGCATCCAACCGTCGCTGACGGTGTACGCAAATTTCTGCGTCTACAATCCCTCCCACTTCAAGAATATCAACTGCGTCAGAACGCGGATGTATTTGATCTGATGGAAGCCTTGACCATCACAAGCGACAACTACGCACAAACAGCGCGAATGCTTGGTAAACAAATGCACCAGACGTCTGCATACGATCCAGGTGAAGACGTCAAACGCGAACTAGAAAATTTCCTATTGGTTGGTGAAACCGACCGCGAGACGGCTCATCTGCGCAAAAAGAATCTAACGATGTATCACCTGATTCTGGAACCGTTGGTTGACTCCATGTCGCACCACGACCACGCCACAGCAATTCAATATATTGCGTTGGTGGTCCAACAACTCATCCGTGATGTTCAGACGTTTGACAACTATGGAACTGAGGACGACGCACTTGTTGCCCGGCATCAAATCAAAGCAATGGTCAGGCAACGAGAAGAGGCGCGACGCCTGCAAAAAGAGGCAGCGAAGAAACAATCGCGTCGAAAGAAGCGAGAAGATGTCATCCCAGTTGATGCTGGGGATGACAACGATTCAGACGAATAACACAAGGGTGCTTTAGGCACCCTTTCTTTTTGTGTTGAATGGGATAAATACCTCATATTCTTGAGGATTCCAAATGAGCTCATTCGACATTTTCACTGATGCACCAGGCATGCTGCGTGCTGAAGCATCAAATATTTCAATCAAGTTGGATCGCACTGGTCCAACTTCTGCACGCATCAGCTGGAATGTACCGTCGCCTGCCGCAGGTTGTGGCGCTGATCAACGAGCGTATGATGGCATACTCGTCACAATCGACACGAGCCCAACCAACGCATCTAAAATTCCAAGCAAAGGATCTCAGTATGAGATGGACAGCGTTGCGGATAGTAATCTACACGCCGGTGACCGTCTGAGCACTGCACTGATTGTTGGTGCCTTCTACCATGATGTTACTACAACATTCGTCGATGTTACAAATCTGCAGCCAAACGCGCCATACTATGTAACTGGATTCCCAGTTGATGCTCAACTACGCTACTACTCTGAAGGAGTTCATGCGTATTCGATGGATGTATCCAACCGTGGAACGGCTGACACACATGGCGAACAAGTCGTTGTGATCAATCCAGAACTAGCAACAATGGGCATTAGTGGAGCGGACGTTACAGGTCTTAATCCTGCAACATCATACACATTCAACATTCAGGTTGGGCTAATTCCAAAACCACAAGCTCGTGTGGACAGTACCGACTGTGGCCCAATTACGCCAAAATACACAATCAACATCGATGGAGCTGCAGCTCAGACGTATGCTGATTTGGTAGCGGAGATCAACAAGCAGCTATCCACCATTACCGGAGCTCCACAATCACCAACAGCACCAAACACTGGTGCTTACTACTGGAACGCGGCGAATAAGACGTTGTACACATGGAATGGATCATCAAACACTCCAGTTGTGGCAATCGTGCAAGCAACCGACCCAGCTAACGTGTTGGTGTCCACGTACTGGTATGACAACACAACACTTCGTCAGTTTGATGGAGTGTCGTGGCTAACTGTCCCGTTCACCAACTCGACATTTGACCCACTAAACCCACCAATCGACACTGTGTGGTACGATAACACAGTGGCACGCTCGTGGAACGGTGTAACGTGGTGTGAACAATTTACCTCCGTTCAACTGGAAGATCCATCGATTGCTACAATCCCAGATGCGGGATCGTTCTGGTATGATACCACAAAGGAGGTACTATACCGATGGAACCACCAAGTTGGTATGTGGGTGGAATCTGACGCTATCCAGTATCACATCAATCCAAACACACTACCGACTGGTACATACTGGTTCAATGAAACGACCAACAAGCTGTTTGCGTACAATACACCAACGGTTGGTTGGAATGAACAAGCGAACGTCACGCTTGCTGAAAATGCACCTACGACTCCAGCTCCTGGTAAGTTCTGGTATAACCCAACATCGATGGATCTGAAGCAATGGTCCGGTACGACATGGGTTACTGTAGATGTAATTCCTGCAATGGTTGACCCAACTAACCGCACATCTTGCGAAGTGTGGTGGAATACTGCAACCAGCGTATTGTCGGTGTGGGACAGTCTCGCTAATGTGTGGGTAGCAGCGTCCCATCTGTACCAACAAGGCGCGGACCCTGCACTTCCTCTGCAACAGGAGGTTGGTAATGTGTGGATTAACCCAACAACAGCTCACGCAAAGGTATGGAATGGATATTGCTACACTGATGTGAACTTCATCATGATGGTCACCAATCCACGCACTACGGTATCTGTGGGTAGTGTGTGGCATAACCCAACAACTGAATTGTGGTATAGTTGGTCTGGATCATCGTGGGTGACAATATCACCGGTGCTATCGACTAATAACCCACAAACCCTCCCTACAGGAACGGTTTGGTTCAACACTACCAACAACGCGTTGAGCATCTGGAATGGTATGTTCTGGGTATCTGTGGCATTTTCAACTACACCAATTGTTCCATTGAAGGGTGCTCAGTGGTTCAACACAACAACCAATCAATTAATGGCGTGGAACGGCTCCGGTTGGGT